ATTTCGCAGCCATGTAAAGACCGATGTTGCTAAATGCGTAGCCAACAAAGGTAATCCCAAGGGGGCTGTTTCCCTTCAGATACTGTTCTACACCTATGTAGAGGTATACCAAACCAACCAAGGCTATAAGCCAACTACTCAAGATGCCTCCCTACCCCGTCGCAGAACTCTCCATAGATTTCCTCTACCACGGAGATATCATCGATAGCATATTTTAACTTGTCCCGTAGATACCTACGGAAGTCGTCGAGGTCGGCAATGATCTGGGTTGACAGGATCATATAGTGAGCCTCGTCCAGACTTTCCGTCTTAATTGTTATCTCCACGAAGCCTCCTCTCTAGGTCGTTGACTTCTTCCAGGAACTCATAGATCCGGCTCTCAAAGTCCGAGAGTTCTTCCTCGTCGGGCTGGAACTTGATGATCTTGATTTGTGTCTTATCGGGAAACATGGGGTGGAAGGAACACCAGTAGGCGAACTTCCGACCTGTGCAGGAAAGTTGGGCCAAGAGTTGCGCTTGGTACTCCTTGGGGATCTTCCCCGCTAGGATGTTCTCGATATGATTTGGCCCCTGGGGGCACTTGATTTCTAATACCCCTCCGTCGCTCGTATAGCCGTCTGGGGAGGCTCCAAAGCCCTTCAGGATAGGGTGCTCTATAAAACCCACTTCCTCGACCTGTAGGCCCGTATCTGAGGAGAATTTAAGTCGTGCTACGGGTTCGTTCTCTGTCCCCCACCTCATGGCAGGAGTCTCGGGAATTATGGTAGCAATACCCGTAAGGCGTTCAGCAAGAATCTGAAGCCTGAGATTTCTACGATATGCAGATTCGCCAGTCTTTGTCGTTGCCAGAGCGTCATCACATTTGCTTGCCGTTAATTTTCCAAGACGGGCCTCATGCCACGCTGTTGATCTTTGTTCCATAACCTACCTAACCTTTCTGTTGCTTGCCGCAACTCTAATTCAAACCTGTCCTGTGAGACCCGTAACTTCTGCGCTATAGAAAAGTGCTTCTGGTACGGGAATGATACATACTTTGCCTTGATAATTCTACGCTGTAACTCAGGGAGTTCCCTAATAAGCCCCTCCATCTTTTCCCCGTCTTGGAAGTCGGGTTCTATGGTGGGTTCAGGAGGGTCGTAGATCTCTCCCAGTTCTGGGGTGTAGTCTCCCTCTGCCGAGGCAGCTCTGGTCTGAACTGGCGGCCCTATAAGCCCCCATTCACACCACAACGCCCAGTTGACTAACTTTTCTTGAACCAAATTTTGGCTAATTCTGGTCTGTTCTTCTCTATCCAAGGTCTCGCTTCCTCAACGCACTTTTGGTAATCCATCCCACAAGTCTGCGACCCAACATGGTGAACATAAGCCCTTGAAATATAATGCTTCTTGCCAACCATGTCCATACATTGAATGTCGTCCGAGTACCAGTTGATCGGGGGGAAGTCTACCCATGCCGATTTCTGTATATACGCAAATATGGGCGCTATGACCTCGACCTCGATGATCTTCTCTTCCGAGGCGTGGCGAATCGTATTCCCGTCGCCCTCGTGCTTAAAGCGGATGTTCTGTAGTCCCCTGGCGTAGTCTGACCTAGCCGCCACCCAACCCCTGTTTTCCTCTGGGATGATACGCAGATCCTCCATAAGGGTCTGATGTGTGTACGGAGTCAGGACAACATCATCGTTGCAGACAATGACATCGTTGTGTGTGATAAACGCTTCTCTAACCGCTTCGTTGTAGGCATCCCCAAAGTTCGTTGCCTTGTTTGGGAGGTTGATCGTCCTGTGTTTCGGAAGGAGCATATCCGAGCCTGACAGATAGACTGTGTAGAACTTCGGAAGGTAAAAGGTAATCGAAGCCGCCAGCATGGGAAGGCAATTCCCGTTTTTTGTGCAGACCACAAGCGCAGTCATAGTTTCACTCTCCTCCACTTAACTTTAGGAACCACGAAGAACCGCTCGGATTTCAGGTACTTGTTTACTTTGTTCTCTACTGGTGATTGTAGAATTATATCCCCATCTACCCAGAAGGCTTCTGTAAGGTCTCGGTTTACAGCGAAAAGCATCGTAGGTCGATCCAGTCCAAAAAACTTTTTCTTTCGGTAGGGCACATGGATAGTCTCAAAGCGGTTTAAGTCGTTCTGCCTTCGCTCCACCTCTACATACCCAACGACTTCTCCATCCCTTAAACACACGAGGTCAACATCGTATTGACCGCCCTCCTGAATATCTAACTTCCAGTCTCGGAATAAGAACCTCCAGACCGCATCCTTGGCAGGGCTGTCGTTCTCGTCATGGAGTTCACGAGAGAATGGTTTTGATTGTGAGGTCGAGAGCATCTAACTCGTCCATCTTTTTTACATTCCACATCCGCTTCTGCCCATGCCAGCCGTTTATAGAACCTCGGTGGCAGTCTGAACAGAGAGGGATACACAGGTATTGGTGATGCTGCCGAATATGATGAGCTTCACTTGGGGCAGACGCACCACACACAGCACAGTCCATCTCTTTAATTCTTAGCAGATGGTCTTTTTCTTTCTTGTTGAGCTTATTTAACATTTTCTGCCAGCCAGGAAAAAACTTTCTCCAGGTAGTCCGAGAACTCCTGCTTGGAAAGTTTTGTTGTTGAGGGTCGCATGATGATGACCTCTCCGGCTATCTCTGCGGTCTGCGGTTTGACAAACTGGCGCAGGAAAAACTCGTGCCACAACTCTGCGGTATGCCCTGCCTTCTCTGCTAACAACTCTAGTTCCTTCCAATAAAGGGCGTTCTGGTCGTTAGTCCTAGTCGGTTGCTTGATCTCGCAGTAGTACCCATGTGGAGCATCTGCAACTGCCCTGAGAGCCGCTGTTCTATTCTCGTGTAGGTAGTAGCGCAATTCTCTCTCCTATCCATTTCATTACAGGAACCGCCATCGAGTTGCCAAGTGATTTGTAGCGTGGCCCATCGGGTGTCTCTTTGCCCCTCCAAGGGATTTCTGTGTAGTTATCCGGGAAACCCTGCAATCTTTCGCACTCGACTGGGGTTAGCCGACGGACTGCCATGTGTTGCATCACCTTTGGGCCGCTATGTGTCGGGCCTGCCATGTCAGCGGTCATTGTTGTACACACATCCCCTTGGATCGTCCCGTTGTATGTATCGCAAGCAATCGGTTGCGCCACCGCATGGCTATGTGCCTTTGTAATAGTGGGACATGGGTCACCAGCATTGCCGATACCCGATCCCATACGACCGTCATCTGACGGCCTGCCTTGCATAGTCATTGTGTTCAGAGGAATTGGCTGGTTTACCAACGGCACATGGCCACCACCAGAGCCCATCGCATTTGTTAGCGTTGGCGACCTTTCTGTGTCTGTGGCCGCATTGGGATGCTGGCCACCAATGCACCCAACCATCGGAATATAGGTCTCATGCTCTGTAACGGCATTTCCTGTACGAGAGACACCAGCAGTTGAGGAGAGCAAGGTAGCCATTACCTCTGGCACTCCTACAGGCTGGAGGATGCAGTTTCCTTCTCCTCTTGCTGGGTTTGCCCCGCTGTGGCTTGAAGGGCTTTTAGTAAGGCAGTTGGCAATTTCTTCCCCCTTTTCTCTGCTCGGTTTAGGATGCCCTGACAGGCTTTGGCGCTCAAAAAGAACCGCTGCGGCAGGTCGCCAGTCTCCAAGGTATCCGACAACGAACACACGCTTGCGTCGCTGGGCCACTCCGAACCATTGAGCGTCCAGCACTCTGTAGGCGAACCCATACCCGAGTTGAGCCAACGCCCCGAGGAAGGAGCCAAAGTCCCGTCCTCCTGCTGATGACAAGACACCAGGGACATTTTCCCAGACGATCCACTTGGGTTTGAACAAATCAGCAATTCCGAGATAAACGAGGGCCAAGTTTCCACGAGGGTCTGCCAATCCTTTTCTGAGACCAGCGACGCTGAATGACTGGCAGGGTGTTCCTCCGACAAGAAGGTCAATTGCACCAATGTCCCACTCCTTATATTTGGTCATATCCCCCATGTTGGGGACTGTTGGATAGTGATGAGCCAGCACCGCAGACGGAAATGGCTCAATCTCTGAAAATGCCGCAGGAGTCCAGCCCATGTGATGCCATGCGACTGTTGCGGCTTCTATGCCCGAGCAGACAGATAAGTACCTCATGCTGCCCTCATAGCGCCACGCATAACCGCTGCTTTGAAGTCTGGGAAGGTCGTGAAGTCTTCTAACTTGAGGCCAAGTTCAGCGCCCTTCTTTTCTATCCCTGTCGCTGACTCCCACCAGTTGACTATCTTCCCCGAGATCTCTACTACATCTCCGAGGTCTATCCCGTAGTCGTCGTCCCATCGTTCGCCTCTTAGCCAAGTTGCTGGGTAGGGTATAAATTTGC